ATGCGCAGTGGCAGCAGCAGCCGACCAATGATGATGGGGCGATTCTGAAGCGCGAGTGGTGGCGCAAGTGGAAGCATGATGAGCCGCCGTCCTGTGAGTACATTTTGCAGACCATGGACACGGCGTACAGCAAGAAGGAGACGGCTGACTTTTCGGTCATCGCGACGTGGGGCGTGTTTTACCCCAGTGCTGACGGCGGTCCTGCCTTGATCCTGCTGTCGGTACAGAAGGGGCGCTGGGACTTTCCTGAACTAAAACGCGTCGCGCGGTCCGAGTACCTGTATTGGAATCCCGATAATGTATTGATCGAGGCCAAGGCGACGGGGACACCGTTGCAGCAGGAATTACGGAAGATGGGTATTCCTGTGACGATGTATAGCCCGGGGGGTAGGCGGACGGGGCAGGACAAGGTCAGTCGGGCGAATGCTGTGGCACCGATCTTGGAGAGTGGGATGGTGTGGTATCCGGAGGGGGAGGAGTTTGCGCAGGATTTGGTGGAGGAGTGCGCGGCGTTTCCAAACGGCAGCAATGATGATCAGGTGGATGTGACGGTGATGGCCTTGATGCGATTTAGGCAAGGCAACTTTGTGAAGTTAGATGAGGATGATGATTCTGAGCGGGATTTGGAGACGCGAGTGATGGAGTATTACTAGGAAATATGGTAGCTTGCGGGCAGTCTTGTTGGGGATGGTGCCATGGCTGATATTCCAGTTGAAGAGCTGATTCGTAGGGCGGCGACTGACCGTGGGGTGGACCCGGCGGTGGCGTTGAGGATTGCAGAAAGAGAGAGTTCGTTAAATCCGACGGCGAAGAACAGACGATCTTCGGCGTATGGGTTATTCCAGATCACGGATGATACGTGGAAGCAGTACGGCGGGACGAAGGATAATCGCGCGAGTACGATGGACAATATCCGTATTGGCATGGATATTATTGCGGACAATGAGCGGACGTTTGCTAAGAGGTTCGGCCGCGCTCCGAGTGCCGGGGAGCTTTATTCGATGCACTTTTTGGGTCGCACCGGGGGCCCGAGGGTTTTGGGAGCGGACCCGAATGCGCCGGTGGCTAGTGTGGTGTCGCCAAAAGTCATTAAAGCGAATCCTGAGTTACGCAATCAGACGGTGGGTGAGTTTATTGCGTCGATGCAGAAGAAGATGGGTGCGGTAGGGGATACGGCGTTAGCCCGTCGGTCGATTAAGGAGCAAGGCTCGGGGACCGTGCCTATGCCGCAGGCTCCGAAGGAGACGATGCGTGGGCGGGAGCGGTTGCAGCCTTTGGCGCAGGACATGGTGAATCAGTTAGGCCCGAATTATCAGGCGGCGTTAGCTGCGATGGCGTTGGCGGATACGCGGGAGGATGATGATGAGGATGAGAATTCCTTGTCGCGTCAGTACCGTGATCAGATAGCCGCGCAGGAGACAGAGGATATTTTCAGCACGCCCCAGCGGATTGCTGGCTTGGAGTTAGGTGTGCAGTCGCCGTTTATGGAAGAAACACCAGAGCAGCCCGTTTTGTTAAAAGATGGCGGCGTGGTGCATCGCAAAGATGGGTCTCCTGTGTATGGTGAGCGGGCGGTGCCGGAGACTGCGGCAGAGGAGTATGCACGTTTTTTGGAGGCTTCAAAAAAGTCTAAAGTGCCTTCAAATTTACCGGCTACGCTTAAAGAAAAAATCTTTGATCCGCATACAAAGGAAGGGCTGCAAGAGGAGGGGCTGTACTACGGCACCATGACTCCGCAGCCTATCACCTCTAAATCACCAACCACGTTATTTGCGGGTGTTCCCGGCGCAAAGGTAGTTGAGTTAGGCGGCCTGAAAGACACCACCACCTCTGGATTTATTCTTGGTCGTCCTTCTAGTAAGGGCAAGATGGTGGAGGACATGGTCTTTGTTGCTCCTCCATTTTCACAAGACGCCATAAATAGGTTGTTTATAAATTCGCCTGATACGCGAATGCCACAGCCAAATGAGGAGTTGGAGCGACAGGTTCTTCTTGGCCATGAAACAGAGCATTTATTAATGCGCCGTGGCAATAAGGATCTCAATGCAACCTTTGATGAACTAACAGCACAGGCAAGGGGAGAAACCCCTATAGCGTCTTTCTTTAAAAGACCCGGAATTGCAATTGCCCTGCGTTCAAAATTTGTTAGAGACGCGGTAGGATCAGCAAAGTATTTGAAAGATAAATTTGGGGTAAGTTTACCTGCTTACTTTCACCCTAAAGTCGCTAACACCCGTGACTTTCACGAGCAAATAGCAACGCTTGCGGGCATTGAGCAGACGTTTGGTGTTGATTTAACGCAGGACCCAGTGCTCCGCAAGACATTGTTTGAAGACCCGGATGTTCGCCGTGCGTACTCTGCGATTACGGGTTTGCGTCAAACGCGACTAGACCCGAGGGACTTGCCGCCTTATACGTTGCAGCCCGACATTCCGTACAACCCAAAGGCAGCAGAGGTTCGTACCAAGCCATCATCTACTTCAAGAATGATCGAGTTGATGAACAAGCCGGTAAAGAAAGCCAACGGCGGCGAGATGTTTGCTGACCCGATGGGTATGGCAGATAGTGGGCCAATCACGGCAGATACTCGCAGAGCGCTGACCACGCGCCAAGGCTTGAGTGCTGCGGAGATGATGCGGATGTTGCAGGGGGTGGGTCGGGAAGGAGTGAGCAATCTTGAATCTTTGGCTCGTGGGTCCGTATCTGCTGTTCCCGGTGTGGTGGGAGATATTGAGTCCATTTTTCGGGACGATAAGAATCGTCGCTTCGCCACTAGCAAAGAAGTCGAGCGACAGTACCTCCCAAAGCGATTGACCGCTCCGACCAAGGAGTCGGAAGGCTTTGTTGAGTTGGGCACCTACATTGATCCAACGGTTGCCAAGCCGGTGGCAAAAGCAGCGGCTAAGGCAGGTAAGGCGTTAGGTCCTACAGCAGCGGATATGTTGCAAGGCATGGCTCCTGCTGCCCAACCGATGTATATCGTTCGGCCGTCTGGTGGATTCTTCCCTTCTTCAAAGACTTATACGGAAACTCCTTTATCCAATTTGGATGAAAAAATTAAAGATACGGTGAAGTGGCAAAATTTGACGCAAGACACGGCTCCAGAAAAAACTGCGGCGTTAAAGTTTTTAGATACGAAGATTCGCAACTATTTCAAAACACAGGCCGGTAGTGTTTCTGACCCGGTACGTGAAGCGTTGATCTCTGGCCGTATCAAGATACCGAAGGACACAGAGTTAGAGGAAATGTATCCGGCAGCATTAGTTAATGCTGCGCGGGCAGGTGATGTGACTGCAATGCGTCAGTTGGAAAGGCAATTGGATAAGGACCTTTCTATTAAGGCCACTAAGGTAGGGCCAGAAACACCACCTGCTGGGCGTACCACCACAGAGGAAAGAGACGCGTTCGCAGAAGACTATAGACAAAACATTTTGGAGCAGATGAAGCGTAACCCTCAACTGATTCCAGATGAGATGTTATTGCGACTGACGAAAAAGGATGTAGGTAAGCTGTCATCAACACAGGCAAAAGATAAAGTAGCGGAGATTCGTCAAAAGTTGGCGGACAATCCAACATTATTTAACACAGTGTTTGAAGAAAAATTCTTGCGATTAACGCCGTATGACATCTCCAGATACATAACCCCGGATGCATTTGAAAAATATCCCTCGCTTTATAGCAATTTAAAGGAGGCGGTATCTCGACAAGAAGGCATCATGGCGTTACAACAAGGTGCGCCAATCATTGACGTAGAGGGCTCTCCAAGAATTTTAGGTCAGTCGTTTAGGGACATTACCACCTATGCGCAGATGATTCCCCCTGCGGAGTTAGAGCGCATGGATGTACCAGAGGTTGTCAATCGCGTCATTCAGTTGAAGAAAGCAAATGAAGGCGTAGAACCTATGGTCAAGAAAGCAGAGTCGTTGATTAGTGCAGGTAAGCCAGTACCAGAAAATATTTCTACGTTTGGAACGAAAGTGGTAATACCAGCAGACGACAAAGGCTTTGTGTGGCGAGAGATTGTTGACCCATCAGCTACTAAGATTCAAGCAAAACTGTTGGGGAACTCAATAGCTGGTTACGCACTACCGGGCACCTATGGTAAGTTGGAAAGAGGAGCATCCGCCTTGGTTAGTGGTGATGTAAAACTATTTGGCCTGTATGACAAAAATAATCAGTTGATGACCAATGTGGAGTACATTACAAGTAACGCCAAAGGTAAAGCCATTGACGAAGGCAAGGTTGCTCCAAATAGCATTACGCAGTTCTTCGGTAATGGTCCGAAGACAGGTAATGTCGCACCTTTAGACTTTGGCCCGCAGGTTGCTTCATTGGTGAGACTACTGAATCCTGCATCTATTCCCCCGACCATTAGAGGCATCTTGAGAGATCAAGGTGAATTTTTTGGCCCACTTTTTTAATTACAAGGCTTGAGGTAAATCATGCCCGTTGAACGCGTACAAAATCTGCCAGAAGGCGATGTGGAAGTCATGATGGAGGGCGAAGGTCCTCTGCCTGAGATTGAAATCGAGTTTGATGAAGACGGCGGTGTTGTCGTCAACATCGGCGAAGAGGAAGATGCTGAGGTTCCGTTTGACGCGAACTTGGCAGAGGTATTGCCGGAAGACGTGTTGAGCACCATGTCGCAGGACTTGATGATGCTGTATGAGGCAGACAAGTCTTCGCGGGATGATTGGGAAAAGCAATACGCCAAAGGTTTGGAGTTGCTTGGCTTCTCGATGGAAGAGCGCACCAAGCCATTCAAGGGCGCGTGTGGCGTGTATCACCCACTGCTGTCCGAGGCGATTGTGCAGTTCCAAGCGCAAGCATTGAAAGAGTTGATGCCTGCGGAAGGCCCTGTGCGTACACAAGTCTTGGGCAAAGAGACGCGTGAGAAGTTGATGCAGGCGCAGCGTGTGAAGGAGTTCATGAACTACCAGATCACGACCAAGATGCCGGAGTACACACCTGACTTTGATCAGATGTTGTTCTACGTTGGCTATGGCGGCTCTGCGTTTAAGAAGGTTTACTTC